TGAAGGCGTTGGCCCGAGAGGTACGCCTGGCGGTGGACGGGTGGACGGGCACCACGGCCGGCGTGACGATCCAACGCACGACGATTCAGAGCGAGGCCGATGGCGTGGACATGCCGCAGGATGACCAAATGCTGCCGTACTACAACGTGAGTCAGACGTTTGATTTTCGGGTGGAGGAGGCCACCTGATGGCAATGCCGGCAATTAAATTCGACTTTCCCGATATTGAAGAATTGCGGGAAGGATTCCGCAAACTGCCAAAGGGTCTGTCGGCCATCACGCAGGGCGCTGCCGTGAAGCGATCCATGCAGCCGGCCATAGCAGCGCTGAAAGCCAACTCGCCAAAGGGGCCGACCGGCAACCTTGCGAGAGCCGTAAAACTGAAGACGGTGCGGTATCCAAAAACCGGCACCGGAGCGGCCATCGTTGGGTACGTGAAGCCGGGCACCGGCAAAAGCAAATCAGCCCAAGGCGGCAAAGTTCGCAAAGGTGCCGACCGTGCGTTTCATCAGTTTTGGATTGAGTTTGGAACCAAAGAACGCCGCATCAGCCAGCCTTCAAAAATGCGTGGCTACGTGATTGCGTCCAGCTACGACAGCCTTGGGCCGTTTTCAATCAAACGGCAGCGGATGGTCAAGGGTGGCCGCAAGGTTGTGCAATCGTCTCCCAAATATCCCAAAGCGTTTTTTAAGGCTGCCCCAGCCGGGCAGGCCATTGTGCTTCCGGCCGTGCGTGCCCAGCACCCCGTGGCGAGAACGTGGAATCAGATTAAAGCCCAAGTGGCGGGAACCCTTGAAAAAGAACTGCGGCAAGGGCTTGTGAACGCCATGAAACAACTTGAGAAGTACGCCGAAAAACGAGCTGCCAAGGCTGCCGCCCAAGGCGGTTGACGCTGCAAGGATTCACGGGCACCGCCATACAAAACAGATAGGGCATACCGCCCGCCGACCACAGGAGCACCGCCATGCCAGGGCCGTCTGATTCGCAGGGTTCCAACTTTGTTTTCTCGGGCTCGACCTACACCGTCACCAACGTGAGCGTGACGTTCGGCGGCGACCTGCTTGAAACCTCGCACCTCGGGCTGGCGAGCGGTGCCAACCGAACCTACGCTTCGCCCGCGCTGATCGACAACGAAATCACGGTGGACTACTACGGCACCACCACGATCAGCATTGGAAGCTCTGGCACCCTGTCTTTCGCCAGCACCAACTACACGGCAACCTGCTCGTCTTCAAGCATTACCTACGCCGTGGGCGAGCTCGTGAAGGGCAACGCCACCTTCAAGGTCAAGTAACCCCACGGGGGCCAACCGTGGCGAATGTATCGCAAGGTTTGGCGGTCACGTGGAGCGGCGTCACGCTTGGCGAGGTTGTCAGCGTCAGCGTTGACGGCATCACTGCCGAAACCGTTGACGTGACGCCGCGCAGCCAAGCCGTGCGGTTCAAGAAATACGGCCGCGCCGATGGCGATTACGGTAGCGTCACCATGACGGTGCGCGGCACAGCCGCCATGCAGATCACCAACGTCGGCTTGACGGCCACGTTATCAATCAGCGGGCCGGGCGTGTCGTGGACCTTTAACGGCGCGCTGTTTGAGAAGCTCGCCTGGTCTGCCGGCGTTGGCGAGCTTCAATCGCACAGCGTCACTTTCAAGATTGGAGCGTAAGCCCATGGGGCTGACCGAAGACATTCTTTCCGCTGATCAAACGCAGTCGCTCAAGGTAAGCGTGCCCGAGTGGAAACGGGACGTGTACGTGCGCGTGCTCACGCTTGGCGAGTTGCAGGCGTGGGAGTTGTCGTGCCTGCGGGCCAAGGGCGAGGGCGTGGACGATTTTCGTACCCGGTATCTCGCCATGGCGCTCGTGGACGCTGACGGCAAACCGTTGTTCACCAGCGACCAGCTGAAGCGACTGTCGGGAAAGGTGGGCGCTCGGCTGTTCAAGATCGCCCAAAAGCACAACGACCTTGATGACACTGAAATTCAAGACATAGGAAAAAACTGAGAGACCGGCCGCTGGATGCGTTCCCGCTGCTGCTGGCCGGTCACTTGGGCATGACGGTGCGGGATCTCGGGCAACGCATGGACGTTGCCGAATACAAGCAGTGGCTGGCGTTTCATAGGTACGTGAATCCTCTTGGAGGCGAGTGGCGACAGACGGCACGAATCGTGGCAGCAACGCTTGCCCCGTACTCAAGGGGCCGGCCGCCGAAGGAAGACGATTTCATGCCGGTGGAACGGCCGCCAATGTCGGCGGCAGAGATTGCGGTGGAATTGAAGAAATTGCAGCGGTGACGTATGGCGACAACTCTGGCACTGGCGATGCGGGCAAGCATGTCCGCAGGCGGCGTGACATCTGGTTCCGACCAGGCCGCCAAAGCTTTGGACAAGTTCGGGAAGCAAGCCCGCCAGACCGCCCGTGACGTTGGCACACTCAAAGCCATTGAGATCGGGAAACTTATTGGCAGCGGAATCTCTGCCGCAGCCAATGCGTTTACGGACGCCGGGCGTGCCGCGCTGTCGTACGCCACGAACGTAGCCAACGCAGTCGATCACATGAACGATTTGGCCCAACGCACGGGCATTGGCGTTGAGGCGCTGCAGACGTTCCAAATGGCAGCCAAGCTGTCGGGCGTGGATGACATCACGACGGCGGTGCAAAAGTTAACGGTGTCGATTGGCCAGGCGGCCGAGTCTGGCAACACCGATGCGTTTACCAAGCTCGGGCTGGATTTTGAGCAGCTGCGGGCCATGTCGCCCGAAGAGCAGTTCAAGGCCGTGCAAGCTGCTATTGCGGCGCTGCCGACTGAGGCAGAGCGCGCTGCGGCTGCTGTTGCCATCTTTGGCCGCTCGGGCGTCGAGCTCTTGCCGCTGATGAATCAGAATTTGGCCGAGATTGAAGAGCGCATGAAACGGCTGGGGGCGGTTGTTGGTGCCGATCAAGTCGATGCCATTGCTTCCATGAACGACGCCCTTGATATGACCAAGGCCATGTTCGACGGCATCATCGGCAACGTCGTTGGCAACCTGGCCCCAATCGTGGAGTCGCTGGCTGAAGAAGTCATGTCCATGGTTGAGTCGTTCAACATGGCAAACGAAGACGCTGGCGGAATTGCTGGCGTCATCACCGATGCCTTGCTGGACATTGCCGACTATTTGGCTGGGGTGTTCGACAACGCCGTGGCTGGCTTCCAAGGGTTTGGCGTTACGCTTCAAGAAGTCGGGTCTATATTTCAATTCGTTGGAAACGTGTTCACGGCCATTGCCGAAACGCTGCGAATGGCTTTCAACGGATTCCAAGTGGCCGGCAACTTGTTGGCCCTTGGGTTAGGCAAATTCCTTGAGGGCATTGGCAGCTGGGTGTCTAGCGACCTCGAGCAGTTCGGCAAAGACATGGCCGCCAACGCTCAACGCGAGGGCGACAAGAATTTCAGCGAAGCCATGCAAGCCGGATCCAATGCCGCCGGCGCCGCCAGCGCAGCCGTGTTTGGTTCGGAGCCACAAGCGCCCACCAACGGCCCTGCCGGCCGAGCCGTTCGGAACGCCCGCGAACGGATGACGCCGGAAGAACGCGCCAAGCGACAGGCCGAGCGCGAGCAGCAGCAGGCCGACAAGAAGGCCGCCCGCGAGGCTGCGGCGGCCGAGGAGAAACGTAAGAAGCAAGAAGAGAAGGCCGCCAAGGAAGCGCAGGACGCTGCGGAAAAGGCTGGCAAGGATGCGGCTGCCGCTGCGGAAAAGGCCGCCCGTGAGGCTGAATCTCGCCGCAAGAAACGTGAAGACGAAATTGGCCGCAAGGAAGACCAGATTGCAAACGCTTCAGCATTCAAGGAAGAGAACGTCAAAGCTCTTGGCGAGAAATCCAACGAGGCTCTGAAAGCCAACGACCTCCGCTCAAACGAGGGCATGTCGCAATTCATCGCCTTGGCCACGGGCCGTGAAGATCCCGCCATCGCGGAGTACCGCAAGCAGAACGAGAAGCTGCAGCAAATCGTGGCAGAGCTTCGTGCCTTGCAACAGCAACCCGTTGACATGCTGGGGGCCGCCGCATGAGCGTTATCGCCGTCACGGAATTGGGCGAATATTCGGGCTCGCGCAAGTTTGGCGAGCCGCCCGTTTATCAACGCCAATGGGTGGTTGAGGTCAACGACCCCACCACCTCAAGCACCGACATCAGCAACGCCCCCGGCGTGGTGTTTCTTGACCCGCACCCAGACGCTGACTACTGCAAGGCGTTCAACGTCAGCGTCGGCAACTACAACGGCAGTCGCTGGCACTACCTTGTCACGTGGGACTACGAAGTACCCAAACTTTCGCAGTCGCAGCTGGACCCCAACCCGCTCCAGCGGGCCGACATCTGGAAGTTCAGCACCTCGGGTATGGCCGTGCCGGCGCTCTTCTACTATTACGGGTCGGGGAACAGCGACCGCCGCACGCTGACGAACTCGGCGGGCGATTTTCTTGAAGGGGCAATGACCGACCTTTCGGTGCTCCAGGCGTCGATCAGCGGCAACCGTTCGTCGTTTGACTACAACACTGCGGCGTTGGTCACGAACTGCGTGAACAACTCGTCGTATCTTGGCGGCGATCAATACACGTGGAAATGCTCGGGCATTAGCGGGCAGCCTGCCGTTGAGGTGGTGAACGAAGTCGAGATCCGCTACTGGCAAGTCGAAGTCACGCTTGAGTACAACCCGACCGGCTGGCCGCTGCTGCTGCCGAACGTCGGGTGGAACTACGTTTCTGACAGCCAAAAAAAGCGCGTCTACGTGATTGACGCCGATAGCGGCGACAAGGTGGCCGCAAGCAACCCGCAACCGCTTCTCTCAAACGGCGCGCTGGACACGGCAAGCCCCGGCGAATCCAACCCGCCGATGCTGCTGACTCGGCGCGTGCATAAAGCGATAAATTTCCAACAGTACTTCGGAACTCCACCCCAGTAGGAACGACCATGGCCGACATCAACTATTCCATCAACGCATCGCTGTCTCGAGGTTCGCTCAATTCGACGTTTGTGGCGTCTGGCGTCACGGCCGATTGCAGCAACAGCGGCGTGACCACGCAAACGCTGACGCCGGGCACGAACGCCGCCGGCACCGTGGCGATCAGCACGGCCACCATGTCGGCCGTGGGGCTGTTCTTCGCCCGCAACCTGTCCACGGTTTCCACGGCTACCGTGTCTTTCGGTCAGTTGTCGGCTGGCTCGCTTGTGCCCACCATCACGCTCAAAGGTGGCGAGGCTGCCGTTGGCCGCTTGGCGTCCGGTTCGTACGCCGCGATCGCGGCAACTACGGGCACGCAGCTGGTCATCTCCATCGTGGAAGGGTGACGCATGAGCCAGGGCGCATCCGGCGGTGCCGGCCAAAAGGCGGGCAATAACCGCTTCGTGAAATTTACGCGCCCGGCCGCGCAGCGGATCGCGGCAGCGGTGCGCAAGGTTGAAGGTGGCAACCGGGATCAACCGCCGTTTGGGTTTGAGCACCCGCAGGGGATTGCGAAATTGTTTCGTGTCTGCACGTTCACGGGCTCGTGGTCAAAGAACAGCACGAAAACCGTGACGTTCAAATACCAGACGAGCACGCCCAATACTGCTGCCGCCAGCAATCTGTTTGCGGACATTGGCACGGCGGCGTCGTCCCGAAATTGTGCAATCGCGCGTGAAGGCACGGCTTGGTATCTGATCGCTGCGGAGTGCTGAGATGTATAGCGTTTTTTGTTATGTCGTAAATTTAGATCCGTCATTTGTCACAATTTGGGCTGTCTTCTTTTTTTCTGCTGCGATGTACCCGCTTGGAATGATGCTTGGTGCACCGTGTAGCCCATGTTGCGCGCAACCTTGCACATGCGGCGACTACCGTGATTTAAAATACGAGGAACAAACTAATAGCTGGGCTACGGGTGGCCGGTGGTGTTGCAATGGCTCAAAACCTGCTGAAATAACGGTGAGGATAACAAGCACAGGATCGCAAACTGTTTCATTTGATGAAAATATTTCCAATTCGTACGGGCCATATTGGGGCCTGAACGGCACTTCGTGGCTAAATTATCCAAGACAGACATATGGCATGAATGATTACAAACGATTTGTGCGGAGAACGATTGTTTTTGATTGCGGCACGCTTAACGCTGATTACGTCATGCAGCGCAATAATCCTTATCTCTTCGCGCCAAATACATTGAAAGCAAATTGCGGATACGTTGGCGTCGGAAAAAATATGTGGCTTTATGCTGGCACTAACCGCGATGCGGGAGAGTCTGAGACTTTTCCGGCATACACGATCACTCTGGAAAACGGGAACGGAGTGCCTTTTGGAAACGGAACAGTCACCCGCACATATTACAAGCAACCATGCGAGTATGTTGGATTTTTTCAATACAACTGCTCTGGTGTTTGGAGCGCAGATTCGATTGGTGGTGAGACAACCACGAACCCGGCCTATTTTTTCTTTCCTGCGGCCAAGAGCCAAAAGATGCTGTCGCAAGCGTGCGACCTTCGATCTATTCCATCTGGGGCAATAAGCGGCGGGGCTGAGACTTTGTCTTTTATGTTTCAAAACATACTTGCCTCTGGGTTTTATACTTCTGATGCGAGCTATACGATGCCCGTCGAATCTTTTGCTGGATCAAACGTTCAAGATGGAAAGTGGCCTAAATGCACATTTACAGCGGAGGTCTTGCCTCCATGATGTGCGACTATGCTGCCGATACGTTGACTTGTAGATTTTGCGGACACATCGCAAAGCGTTTGCCTACAATTCGAGAATGTACGGCCAATCAGATACGACTTCCACGTGTCGCAGTTGGGACAATTTTGGAGTCTTTTTTAACTAGCCTCGGAATCACGAAAGAGCGTGTACAGTCATTGACGCGGTCCAATTCGTGCGGGTGCGAAGCGCGGAAAAAATGGCTCGACGTAAAAGGATACGCGCTCCAGGAATACGCAGAATTGTTTTTAAATAGGCTTGCGGCTTTTTATTTTGCGTGGACTCCGCCGGACAGAAATAACGCAGGGATGGCAAGCGGAGCGGCCCATCCAGTGGCTTTAGCCGATCGCGGCCTGCCCTTCCTTGACGCTGCCGGTAGGGTGCTGGTGCGACGTGCGATCACCAACGCCCGCAAAGCGGAGGCGGCCCGTGCCCAAGAAGCCCAGCAAGCCGAAGGCCCGCCCGCAGTTTGACGCCGAGCCCGTCGAGGATGACGAGCCTGTGCCGTTCACGATGGACGATGACGGCAACATGGTTCTGCGGCGATCCAAGAAGCCAAAGCCGAAGCCCACAAAGGCAC